TCTAAATCTAATATAGGCGCAGAATAGTGCTTATTTGATATTTTGTGATGAGCTATATGTTTTTTAGGCGATATAAATATTTCATAATAATTTATATCTTCTAATTCTTTACAATGTATCATTAAATTACATATTGATATTGCACCTATTCCTGTTATAAATGATAAAGATGCAGGTCTTACTAATATTGAACCTATTATAAAAGGCAACATATATGCAAACCAAAATTCTTCAATACTTACTGCATTCCCTATACTTGGAATCAATAATTGATCAAATTGATGATGAAATACATGAAATTTTTTCATACTACTATTTACATGCATTAAACGATGAGCTACATAATATCCTACTGAATGTATTATAATTATATCACTTACTTCTCTTATAGAAAAAAACATCATATGATTTATAAATAATACATCTACAGCACAATACAATACTGGCCCTATTCCTAATAAATTTTTCTTACATAAAATCAATCCTTTATTCAATAATTCACCTTTTTCTGATAATAATCGCAAATAACTATCTGCTGATATTGTCATGTCTAAACAACGACCGAGTAAATATACAAACGTCCCTAAAGATAATCCACTTATATAAGAATTTAATAACATCCTATTTTACTTATATTACTATATCTTAATATTGTAAAAAATACATATATTAATTTACATTATGTTCATGTCTACACAATATTTCTTGATTAAGTTCTTTTCTTTTCATAAATAATAATCCATATTCCTCTCCTAATGATATTTTTATTCGCCTATCTTCTTTGTTATAGAAAAAATTTATCCACGATTTATAATCATATATAGTTTCATCTCTTATCCAATTTAATTTCACTTCGTTGCATGTTATCACTGTTTTCGATATATTTTTTAAATATATTATTACACCACCAATCAATTTTTTTAATAATATATATGGTGTAATACTATATTCATCTTCTATATTTTGTATATATTCATAATAACTATTACATTTTAAATTGAATGTTAATGTTGTTTTTTTATTTAATTCTGATATTTCATCTTTAGGATTCCCATTAAATATAGCACCATCTATATAATATTTTTTTTTATATATTATTGGTTCAAATAATATAGGTATACAACTACTCATATATATTGCATCTAATACACGAATATTTGGATGACTTTCATGTGATATTTTTTCTGAAACAAATTCATCTAAATTTGTGACGAATATATTAAATTTAATTTTTGTTTTATTATATAATTCTATCATTGTTATATCTAAATCTATATCGCACATTTTAAATAACGGTTCAAAAACCTTATCAAACAAATCTCGTTTCAATACACCCGAACCAAATAAATTATATAGAAATTCTTTTTTTCCAGGTATTAAATTATGCCATGGTCTACATATGAAATATTGACTTATTAAATCAAAATCTATATTTAATAATACTATCATACCCAATATACTACCACTAGATGTAGAAAATATCTCTTCTATATTTTTATGATGCCAATAACCATATTCCCGTAATATCTTTAATGCTCCTAATACATATAATGAGTTTTGTCCACATGCAGGTAAAACTAATGTTTTTATTTCATTTTCCATTTTATGTTCATATTAATTTATATTTAATATATAGATTTTATAACTAATGTCTACTATATTTGATTTACGCGACGAAGAAGGAGATAATACGCAAATTTCTTTAGACGAACTTTACGATAAACAAGAAAAAGCAGCAATTAGAAAGTTACAACTATATAATAAAGTTCTTGCAAAAGTACATAATAAAATTAAATTGATTTCAAGACAACAAAATAAAGAATATTGGTGTTGGTTTGCCGTTCCACAATTTATATTAGGTAGTCCAGAGTATGAATTTAATGTGTGTTTAGATTATTTAGTTGAAAAATTATCCGATAATGGTTTAAAAGTTAAAGTTGTCAATCCAAATATTTTACTCATCTCTTGGAAAGATTGGATACCACAATATGCACGGGATGTTATTAAAGAAAAATTAGGAAAAAAAATTGATGGTAATGGAATTGTAATAGAAGATCCTAAATCAGAAAAAGAAGAAACTGTTGACAATAATAAATATAAAACTATTGTGGATACAACTCCAATTAAAAACAATATTTATGATGATTTTTTCAAAAATAAAATTAACAAAATTCATAAATAGAAATAAAAATTGAATTAAAGATTCACTATTATATTCATACGTATGAAGACACGTAAAAATACTAAAAAAACATGTTGGAAACAATTTGATGATATCTGTAATACAACTAGAAAAAATATAGATAATTCTAATGATAATGAAATAGAATTAGATTCTGATTTATGTCATAAATGTGGTTCTATTCTATGCATTAATACAGGTACATATCCCGTTTGTAGTAATGTAAAATGTGCAACTATTAATACTCATATTCTTGATCAAACAGCAGAATGGCGATTTTATGGCGCAGACGATTCTTCTTTATCTGATCCAACACGATGTGGTATGCCTATTAATCCTCTTTTAGAAGAATCTTCGTATGGATGTAAAATTCTCAATAATTACGGAAAATCCAGTTATGAAATGCTTAAAATTAAACGATATACAGAATGGCAATCTATGCCATATAAAGAAAAATCACAATATGATGAATTTCAACGAATTACTATTATGGCACAGTTAGGCGGTATTGCAAAAGTTATTATTGATGATGCTATTAGACTTCATAAAAAAATATCAGAGCAACAAACTTTCCGAGGACTTAATCGTGATGGTATTATAGCCGCTTCTATTTATATTTCATGTAGACAAAACTCGTTTCCAAGAACTGCTAAAGAAATAGCTCATATTTTTAAATTAGATACCACTAGTGCAACAAAAGGTTGTAAAAATGCTGTTTCTATTATTAATAATATAGAAAAAGATCTAAATTATTCTGATAAAATTCAACTTTGTACTACTTCTCCTAGCGATTTTATAAATAGATATTGCAGTAAATTACATATATCAATTGAACTAACTAAATTGTGTGAATTTATTGCATTTATTGTAGAAAAGAATAATATCATTCCTGAAAATACACCACATTCTATAGCTGCTGGTATTATTTATTTAGTTATATATACTTTTCAACTAAATATTAATAAAAAAGATCTTCAAAAAATTTGCGACATCAGTGAAGTCACTATTACAAAATGTTTTAAAAAACTTGAAGAAAGAAAAGAGCAATTAATCCCACCAACTATTCTTAAGAAATATAATATCGTTTTCTAAATTAAAATAGGGAAAAGAACCTCTATATATCACGTGTCATTTCTTGTACAAATTTTTCAAACAATTTTTTATCGCATTTTGATACAAATTCTACCTGATCATTTATACCATCATCAAAAAATATTGTCGGATATGATGTAATCTCTTTTCCATTTACTATAAACTGTTTTTTATCATCTGTACAATCTATTTTCTTAAATTTAATAGTTAAACCACCAGCTGTTTTTGTATTTTTATATTCATTCTCCACTTGATTCCATCCACTTTCAGGTTTTTCGAGTGCAATACAATAGGGACACCAATCTACTTTGTATAATGTAAAAAATACATCGTCTGGTTTATATGTTGATTCGTTCTTTTCTTTATTTTTATAAAATTTGTTCATTCCTATATATAACGCTATACTTGCTACAATTATTAGTGATGAAATTATTAATATAGTATTCATTTTTCTATTTTTTATTAGTGTTTTAAAAGATTCCATATAATATCTATATAAAACTATTTAGATATTATTTTTTAAATTTATAAGCGTAAAATGATTTTCATTACATATAATAATACTTTAATTGACATTAAAAAATCTACCTACATCCGTGATACATTATTTTATAATGCTGTCCATATGGCTTTATTTAATAAACATTTATTAGCTGTAAATTTTACACAGCATATTTCAAACATTGTTCATAATAAAGAGTAATTCATATTTTTTTCAAATGATTTAAAAATATACATCTCATATGATTAATGTCTTATTCATATGATACCACATTTAATAATTTAGTTACACAAATAATACCAAAACTCGATTATAATGTTAAAAATTTCGATTTCTTTCTAAATGGACTTAGAACTATTCTTTTACAACACGAACCTAATAAAAAACATTCATCTGTTTATAAATATTTGCGTTACGATATTACATTTATTCCTGTAGAAAAACGTGAATCAGTATTTAATACCTTCATATTAATACAGAAACATTACTTCAATCTTTTAAAATTTGCTAACATATGTAAATTTAAAATATTATCTAAAAAATCTGATAAACAATATGATTTATACTTTAATGATTTAGATGACTCTTCTGCACGTTTAAAAATTAATCTATATGAACAAAATCGTTTATACACTTTTAAAATTTTTGATATTTTATCTATAATTAAAGGCTCACTCGTTAATTATGATGAATTATTTTTAAATCCTATAACTCCAAAAAATCCTTACACAAATATCCCTTTTTCTTATTTTAATTTATATAATATTTTTTATCATTGCAATTATAATTATATCCCTATTCCAAAAGTTTTTAGATTTTATTACGAATCAGATTTTAATTTAACTAAATTTATTCATAATTATGAACCAATTGTTCGTGAATCAGTTATTATTAATTATTATAAAAATATGTCTTTCAATCAAAAATATGAAACTATTCTTGATCTCGTTAATTATTATACTGCTATTGTACATGTTGTTATTCATGACCAATATCCAAAACAAAACGTTGTTAAGTTTTTAGAATGTGCTATTATTCCTTATTTAAAATCTAGATATTCATTAAATCAAGTTATAAAAGATACAAATAGATTAAAAATTATCACTATTTTAAGATCCTTACATAAACAATTCGGTAGAGTAGAATATGATTATAAAACCGGACTTTATCTTCCATGCGATAGACCAAAAGTTTTCATCGATCCCAGCAATTCTCCATTTAATTTCAATAATTCTAATATTAATCAACCATTTATTTTTGGTAATAACAATACTAATAACAACAATAATAACAATACTAATAACAACAATAATAACAATACTAATAACAACAATAATAATCGGATGAGTAACCTATCTGATATGGATATTGATACCGATAGTAATAGTGATGATGAAAATATGTCTATTACTGATATTCCTCCAAACGATATTATCACTACTAATATTATTATAAATACTTTGAATAATTCAAATACTTTTGAAAATATTATAAATATCAATAGTTCCATTAACATCCCCCATATGCCTGTTTTTAACCCTATCATTAGTAACAGAACTGCAAATCGTATTATGGATTTATCTGCATCTACTATGACACCACAAGAAATTATTAATGCTCAATTACGTTTAAGAGAAATGTTAGCGGGAGATGATTAGGCGAAATAGGAACCCATGTTCTAGCTATTAAAAATAGTCTTTTATCTCTTTTGTTTTACCTATATTCGCTACATTATATTCACCAACACTTATAACATCCTGGTAAAAAATTTTATAATCTTCTGTATCTTTATCCATCATATCTAACGATAATAATTTATTGGGTATATATACACCATCAATTAATTTATTCTTTATTAATGGATTACTGTTTAATTCCTCTATTATTTCATTATTTATTGAATATTTCTCATATTTTTGTTGTATCATATATTTCAACATAAATGAATATGGTGAATTCCTTATTACCCTATTAAATATATCTATATTCTCATCTAATATCTTACTTATAACCATATCTCTTAATTTTTCGCTTACTTTAAAATGATCTTCATATATTCTTACACAATGAGCCATATATAAATTTCCCATTATCGTCGCCATATCAGCCGATAAACTTTGTTCTTTCTTTATTGCACCTCCTTTTAATGCTACTATATTTGATAAACAAGCAAAATATATCGTTTGCTTGTCTAATAAATTATTTCCCCATATTGATTGCCCTATACTCGAAAATATTAATTTTATTGAATGTCCTACTATTTCTACAAACTTTTTATTAAACTTTACTATATCATTTTCATCTATCGCCTCTAATATCCCTTGTATATACGGATGGCTTTTATTCAACCCTTGTCCAAATATTATCAAATTTTTTGTTAACACATTACTCCCTTCTACTGTTATACCTATTGGTACATTCTTATAAAACTTCTCTAACATATTATTTTCTCCCTTACATATTCCCGAACCTCCATATATATCCATACCATCATTTATTACTGTTCTTCCTCTTTCAGTTGTTTGTTCTTTCATTATTGCACTCAATACTGATGGTCTTTCACCTTTATCTAACAACTTGTTTGTTACAAATATACTTGACTGTATTGCCCATGTATTATACACCATATTTGCTAATTTATTTTCAATACCTTCCATTTTTATCAAAGGAATTTTAAATTGTTTCCTATGTTTACTATATAAATACATTGACATTGTCGCCACTTTTGATGACGCATTTGCTGTTGCCGGTAAACATATCCCTCTACCTGCCGCTAAACATTCCATTAACATCTTCCACCCTTCTCCTATCATCTCCCGTCCACCTATTATTTGATCCAACTCTATTACTATATCTCCCTTTAATGTTCCATTTGGAAAACCAACATCCAACGGATTATGATATGTATCCTGCTTCAACCCTTCATGTCCTTTTTCTATCAATGCTACAGTAACGCCTTTCTTTTTATTACTTAAATAATTATTTGGATCTTCTAAATTAAAAGCTAGGCCTATTAAATTTGCAACTGGAGCTAATGTTATATATCTTTTGTTAATATTTATCTTTATTTTCAATTCTCCATTTTCATCCCGTATTACTTCTCCTGTATCTATACTTCCTGTAGCATCTGAACCATTATTTGGTCCAGTTAAACCAAAACAAGGGATTTTTTTACCACTCGCTAATTCCGGTAAATATTTGTTTTGTTGATTTTCAGTACCATAATTCAATAATAATTCTGATGGACCCAAGGAATTTGGTACCATTGTTATTACTCCCAAACATGGATTAGCAGATGTTATGTATGTTAATACTAATGATAACTCTTCTGTTGTTAGTTTATTTCCATTGTATTTTTTTGGTATTAAATACGAAAAAAAACCATGTTTGCCTAAATCATAAAAAAGCGATAGACTTTCCGGAGTTGTAAATGGATATACTTGTTGATTTTTACCATGTTTATTTAACAAATAATCTATATTACGTTTTATACCATCGTCTAATACTTTATTAGTTATTTCAAATTTATGTTCCTTTACTTTACCTTCAAATATTTCTCTATCAATTGACGTCGTTCCGCAATTTAATGCTATCTTTTCCGTATCACTTATTTTCGGTATCATTCTTTTTACATTATTAAAAATTAATCTACGCATTTTAATAATATAATAAATCACATTTTTTTAATTATCTTTTAAAATTTACTTTATTTTAAATTTTTACTTCAACATTTTCATTACCTACCATCTTATCTACTTCTACTTGAAGATAATGACAATCCATCTGATGAAACGCTAGAAAACTCATCCGATGATGATTCTGGATCATTCGTAACAGGAATATCAAATGTAATAACTTTTGACCTTTTCATTACATATATTAAAAAATTTGTTACAAGCGCATTAGCACTATCATACTCTTCATAAAAATATTTTACATTTACATTCCCGTAATCTTGCAAGTCGTAATACTTAAAACTTACATACTTACTCATAATATCCTGTGCTCTTCTTATTTTTAATGATACATACGTCATAAAATCATTTGTTATTTCAGAAGAAAAGTTATAAATTAAAGGGTTTTCTACACCTATTTCAGATTTTATACTCTGTTTAGAATTTTTTTTTGTAATGCGACGGATTTTTCGCGCTCGCTTCGTATTTATATATCTGCAAATTACAAATGTGTAAAAAAAATAGTTATAGTTGTTGTGCTCCCGGGCGGGATTGAACCGCCGACCTTCGGCTCATAAGACCGATGCTCTAACCAACTGAGCTACAGGAGCGTGGTTAAATCTATAGTTATCTCATCTATTTTCTATAAATAAATAAGACAACTATAGATTTTGTGCAGTTTTACCGGTACTTACACTGCTAACCGTAATATTACATCAGGTAATTTTTGTATTTCAATTTTTACCCCAGACCACTAATATACCTAAATAAACCGTAAATTAGGGTATATTTTTTGCATCAAGGCATTTTTACTTGTCGTTTTAAGATCTATATCTGATACATTAATACCAAAATTCTTACAAATCTTATATAAATCAGTAATAGAGTGATATTTTCTACAAGGCATCACTCTTCTATTTTCTTCGTATTTTATTTTTCTAACACTTGTATTTCGTTTTCCCATTGAAGACTTTGAATGATATTGAATAAATCCACAAGAATAATTATCATGTTGCGAATACCAATATATTTCTTCATAAAAATTATTTTTCTTCAAAGGTAAATAAGAATATACACGATTTCTACGCCCATGTGGCTCAAATAAAGTATCCGATGATAAAGAACGCGTCTTTTTTTGTACCTCATCAAATATACTTATTTTCCAATATATTTCATGTACTGGATCACGTTTTTTTACTGGTGTTGCACTATCCCAAATTTCGTGCAATTCTTGCAAAAATTCATCAGATACAAATTGCAATTTTTCGATAATATTTACAAATTCTTTAAAAGTAACTATCCGTTTCGTTTCATCTAAATCTTTACTATATATCATTTTTTCTTTCAATTTATCATATAACTCTTTATCCATATATTTCCATTCTGATTTCTCTTTTTTTTCACGCTCCTCGTGTATAACAGAAACAAATCTTTTATAAGACCTACATCCCGAAATACACGAACAATCCTTTTTGTCAATTTCTATTTTATTTTTAGCATCATTTATAGCATTCTTTATTATCGTGTTTACTGGATTTCTTAAATATTTGTAGACCTCGTACTTGACTTTACTTATCGGCAACTTGTTGAAAACCGCATCTGTTCTCGGCATACAATATTGAATGCTGTAACGCCAATCATTGTTCATGTTGTTCGATTTATTATTGTTTGTGACAGACAACGTATATTTCTTTATTACTTGTCCCCTAATTCATATATTGTTCATAAAAATAATTCAATTTTTAGGGAGAACTATGGTCCCCCCTTACCCCCTCCTTTGATAATACATTATTATATAAATAATG